GCCAGACTTATCATGCTATGGTCCAGCCATGGCAAAATCAAATCTTGTTGACGTAGAAAACCATGTGCATGGATACTGCGGTCGGCTGATTCTGGCAAAAGTTTCATTTCAGATAAATGGTACCAGGACGTAGTTTTTGGGTCGAGTGGTGCCTGTGCGCTTTTGTATACTACAGCATGAATCCAAGGGTCCGCAGAACGTTGAAGGAAAAACCCAGAACCACAATCCCAACCAGACATGGCCAACATGTGTATGAGGCTGACCAAGGTGTGATGATACAGGCATCCGGTATCTAAATAGTAAGCCATTTGGCCACGATGAATCAATACTGTCTGTGGCATGGAAATGGCCAGCATGCCTCCGGTGCTGGCAATGTGCCACCAATTACTGAGAGTCTGCAAAGGATTTACACAGTACTGAAAAGCATCATGACACCACAGGATATCGAATCCTTTTTTAGGCGGATGTATCTTGCCTTCAAAATCTGTGCGCTGATATGTTATGTTGGCATGCTTTTTGGCCACGGGCAACTGATCCAATAGATCTATTCCTTGGCACTGTATGTTCAATGGTTGTGGATTATCATCTCGGGTTGTACGGGTGGCCCACCATTCTAGATCCTCACCAGTGCCACAACCCAAGTCTGCCACTGTGGCAATACTTGCCATGAAATCATCATATTCATACAAGGTATTTAATACTTGCAGACTGTGACGATGGCTGTCACCGGGGTGGACAAATTTCATACCTGTATGTCTTCCATGCCAGCTGTGCGTAATCTCACAATGTGGCCGCTCATCCATGATTTACTGTCAAGACCTTTCATGATGCCCAGCCAACGATTGCGTAGCAGGGCCACTTCGTTGATGATGGTTTCAAAGTCGATCACTTCATCCTCGCCATCCACGTATTTTTCTGCATCTCGGCTGGTCAGGGCACGGGCGTAACCTTCTAAATATTTTTGGAAATGCCTGCGGCGAATCTTTCTCAGCTGTATGTTCAAGTGGTTGAGTATGGCTTCGATCTCTTGCAGTTGATTGAATCTGTGCTCGGTTATGCCCGGCAGTTCTTTGATATTTTTTTCAATCAGTCCGCCCACACGCACATCACGTTTGGCATCTTCTAGCTCACGTTCGTAGTGAGCTATAAAGTCTGGGATTGTCCCTAGATCGGCCACCACACGACTATACCACATCAATAATCCTCGTAGTCATCGTCTTCATCATCGTGCAGATCTTCGTCATCGTCTTCATCCTCATCGGCATGATCTTTGAGATAACTGGTCAAAGCACGTCTGACTTCTGTGTCCCCTTTAAACACATCCTTGATTTCGTCCGCAACTACATCATTGTCTATCAGAACATTAATCAAGGTTTCTGCTGCTTCTTGACGATCTACAGTATTCACATACCGTTTGATTTCGTCCCAAATTTCTTTTGCTAATTCAGCTGACATTTCTACTCCTTACCTTTGTGATTTTTTAAATAAGCCTCATAAGTTTTTTGTCTCCGAATCACTACATCTTTATAATGTTTCCTTGACCAATAACTATAATAATCTGTTGTCAACAAGTAGTTATGACCGTCCAACACCGGTTTCAGTTGGTTGAGAAATACTGCAAAATAAGGCCCTTGATTCAACCATCCAGTATATAGACTGGCGGTGTTAACAGCCGCACCCATCTGGATAAAATATCCTTGAGACATAATTTCTTGATTCAACTTGCTGATCATTTTTCTTAATTTAAATGTCCAACGTGCTCTGGGTGGCATAATCATGACACAAATACTATGATCAGGGTCGGCAATGGTTTGTGTAACCGTTGATTTTATAAATTCTTTGATACTACCAGAACTGTAGATTTTTACTGTGACATCACCTTTAAGTCTGGCTGCTTTGGCAAATGGACATACTGAAAACTTATAGTCATAGAATTTATGCTCAACTTCAATGTAATTTTTTAACCACTCCCATATGTCGTGCTCAATTTTCTCAACTAATTGCATTACTTGTATTCCTAAAAACATACATTGTTAGTCCACCATTCATCGTATTGAATAAGTTTGTTATGTCAACGTACTTTTTTGATACTGATGGGTATACATTTAATAATTCATATCCAGACCAATTACGTAAAAACTTGGCATGTGAAAAAGTTGTGTCGTATGGATTACTTTCTTGATCTAATTGCAATCGTTGACTATGATAATTGGTCCTTAATATTTTCTGAACAACTTTCCCAAACGTATTGTATATGCTTGTAATTATAATACCATTGTGTGCGGAAAGCAATTTTATTTTTTCAATTGCTTGCGTCCAGTCTGGCACATGTGTAAGAAAACTTTGAGCAATAATAAAATCGTATTTTTTCGCCGGCACAAAATTAAAAAAGTTTTGTTTTATAAATTTGACATTTTGAATTCCATAATCGTTCGCGATGTTGCCAGCGATATCTGCTCCATTTGAAAAATCAATGCCGGTAAATTCGCTACGGTATTTCAATGCTAGTGCGTTGGTTATAAAACCAGTGCCACATCCAATGTCTAAAACTTGTTGCCCATGATCTAAATATTTGTCAATCAGTCCAATGTACTTGTTATTAGTTGCTTGTTCTAAACTCGCGAGTTCATAATTGCCAGGAAAGGGATTCTGGTCATAAAATTCTTGAATCGATTGTTCTATGGTCATTTATAAATATAGGGATCTTGATCTTCGAGCAGTCGAGCACGTTTTTTCTCTTGCACAAAATTTGCTATCTTTTGTAGCCAATCGGCAATGCAACTAGGCTCTGCTTCAAGGAACTGACTACTTATAGATCTTGCCCATTGATTATACCCGTCTTTGGTTAAATGATAGTTGTCTGAAGCAAGTAGATCTTTGTCAACACCATATTCGTAGGGTGTGCGGGCAATATAATTTCTCCAACTTATTCTGTTAAAAAGTCTATGACTTTTAGATAATTTACCAAAACTTTTTGTTCGCTTGCCAAATGGATTTTCTACAAATGTAAATCTATATGGAATCTTGTGCTGATTTAAAAAGTCGCAACAGGCCACAATATGGTTGAATGATAGTTCTTCACGATATGCCAGATCACTTGCATATTGTGCCATTGTTAAGTTTTGTATCCGGCCTTCAAGAGTCAAAGGATCAAACCAAAATAATTTAGATTTATAACATTCTTGCTGTATTTCGGTTGGTAGGTTTATAAAATCTTCCAAGGTTCTAATGTCGGGCCAGGATTCGTCCTTGATTTTTTTATAGCTTTCAGTGAGAACACTAAATTTATTTCCACCAGGGAACCAATAACCAATGTTGTTGATAGTTCCGTAAAATTTGTAATTATCAAACAACGATTTTGTAGTGTTGTTAAGAGGCAATTGAATATCAATAAACGATATGTTGCTCCATACAATGAAAACAAAATCTGGTGGATCGGCCAGATCAATCGTGTTTACAATCGAATCCGACACAAATTTGTTTCCAGCAGAACTACGAGCCAAATTAACTACATCGTAATCGGGAAAAATTTGTTTGATCCAGTTTTTGCCTTCGACATAACTACCGCCGGTCACTAAAACCTTTTTGCCCATGGTTATTGAGTCTCGGATTCAACAAAATTTGTTTCTTCCTTCTGATTTGCAAAGTCGGCCATGACCTTGTCTAAACAACCTTCTTCGTTGCTTTCCCAGGCCTTGCGGAACTGTTTGATGATTTCGCCATCGGAAGTAACGAACATTAAACGATTGCCGTCCTTCTTGAGCAGACCTTTCTTTTCAGCCAGGTCCACAAGACCGCTATAGGGATTCATACCTGTTTCATAAGGAATCTTGACCTGCACACCCTCGAATGGTTTGGCATAGCGTGTTTTCATCACTTTACATCCGGCACGGATGCCCATAACTTCGCTGATCTTGTTGCCGTCCTCGTCCTCTTTGAGTTTCATTTTCTTCATGGCTACCACGATACTTGACGCATAGATAAAGCCTTGTCCGCCCGAGATTTTGTCATCAGGATCAAACATGTCTTGGCTGGCGTAGGTATGATTGGTACAAACCAGACCCACGTTGTAGCTACCAAACATGTTGACACAGTTGCGAACCAGTGCTGTGAGTGCCTTAGGCTTGCGACCGAGGTCGCCTTTCATTTCACCTGCATCAAATTGATTTACGTCAGTGGGTGTCAGCAACATGCCCAAGCTATCAATGATAAACATGACCTTGGGGCGCTCACCGTCGGGCAAGGCCTTGTAGTCAGCCATGAATGTTGATATGGTCTTGGCCACATCATCAATCATGGCCATGCTCAACTTGAGCAGTTTGCTTTCACTGGTGTCCACACCAAGTGCCTTGAGCCAATCTTCGTCCAAGGCGTTTTCCGAATCAATCAGCACCACAAAGATACCTTGTTGCTGTGCGTTACGAGCAATATTGCCCGAGCAGATGTAGCTCTTGCCTGCACCCGATTCACCAGCAAACACTGTAACCTTGCCAAGTGGAATGCCTTTGTTGAAGTCTCCCGAAATTAGATAGTTCAGGGCAAAGTTGCCTGTGCTGATCCAGTCAGTTGGGTCATTGAATCCAATACTCAAGCCATCAATGCTCTTGGTGATTTCCTTACGGAACTTGCTTACGTCAAATGGTTTTCCCATGATATATTTCCTTTGCCTATGTTAGATTATAGTGTGTTTATTAAAACTTTGCAAGTGCTTTAGATAATTTTGACTGAAATAATGATCGTAATTGTATTCAATTGTGTCTTGTTCAAGCAAGTACAGATCTTTCCAATCATCCGATG